ATCTTTTATGATATTTGGCAGGATTATATCTATAGTCAGGTTGACTATAGATATCCCTTAATTCTTTGTCAAGATCTGCTGGTACGGGAGTATTAGTAACAGTAGAAACACTATTACCTATTTTAGATAATATCTTTTCTATCACTTCAAACTCTTTTTTACCTTGAGCAAATTGATTAATAGCTGAAAATTCATCATCAGATAACCCAGCATTCTTTAATTGATTTTTTGCTCGCTCTATTCTTTCGTTCCCAATTTCTTTTTTTACTTGTTCCAATGTAGCTCTTTGAGCTTCAACAATCGCATTTTCTTTTTCTAAATAACCAGTTAAAATTTTATTAAAAGCATTTTGACTTAAGTTATTTTGTTTAGCTATCTCACGAAATATTTTAGCTTGGTCTGGTTCATCCCCCTGAAGTTCCCATTTATACTCATCAGGTGCACCATAAAAACCACCTAGCTTTTTCTCTAATTCACCATATGAATTGATTAAATCATTTACCGTTTTAAATTTGTCAGGTAAAGTATAATCTGGTTTATTATCAACTCCAGATGGTGAAGAGGTTGACCCAGCGGGGGTTATCTGATTCACTGGGTCAACAGTTGCACCGTTTGTACTTGTGGCTGTGTTTGTATCTATATTTTCCATTAGATTCCCTTAAAAACATTAAAATCAAAATCTGCTACTTGCACTAAGTATCTAATAAAATCAGTCTTACCTGCATTATATGCATGTTGTAATTCATTGCAATTTTCAGCTTTTGGAGCATTAAAAATATGCGCTCTCATTAACCATGCCAATACCTCTTTACCCTCTTTAGTATTAAATAATTTAGATAACTTTATCCGGTATTCCTCATTATTTTCTTTAGTATTTGACCCCAATAACCTATTGAACATTCGGCACTCCTCCTAAATTAACTGGTTGATTAAGCGCTGGATTGATTTGTTGCTGTTGCATTGATAATTTAGCCTGCGCATATTGTTTAAATAATGCATCAATCTCATCTTGAGTTCTTAACATACTTAAATCAGCACCTAACGCCTTTGCGCTATAACGCGCAAAATCAGTTAGCTTATATGCACTAGCCACATAAGATAAATCACCCGTAGCCTGCACTGTTGATTGAATAGATTGCATCAATCTTTGTAATCTAATATTCTTATCTAAGTTAAGAATCGGTGAACTATATTTATATTTTATCTTCTTAGAACCATGGGATATTAAAGTAATATCACCATATGTAGATAATAACTCAACAATTCTATCAGTAAATGGAGATAACATCTCATATTGTATACGATTAAACGCGGCTCCAAGCCCATTACTGGCAGATTGTAACCTTGCATTAACCTCGGTAGCTGTCATCTCTTTACTAGTTACAGCGCCCAAGGAATTGGTCATAAATGCTAAATCTATTTCAGTATTGTTCTGTTCTATTGCTTGATAACCAAAAGGTAAATTTGGATTAGTTGGGAATTGTTTTATCCCATCAACATTATCAATTGTAATAATGCTATTTGGTTCTATCTTTAAATTATTAGGATTAAATAACGAATTACTAGAAGCTACAACTGGAGGACTTATTACTAATGCTGTTGCGTCTATTATATCCATAGCCATGATATTTGTCATTTTCATTAACCCAATTAGGTTATGCAATATGCCAAACCCCCTGTTTTCACCACTGCGTTTAGCCCATCTAAATATAATAAACGGATTAGCCTTGCTATATTCTTTTTTATATACCTTACTAAAACTAGTATCAGTTATAACATAAGTAAATCCACTGCCCTCAGGGTAAACACATTCCAATAATTCTATCTGAGAAGTATCAAAAGTAATATCAGGGAACATTATTTGCTGACTTATTTTATCAATGTTACCTAAATTACGAAAAACATAAGATATTCTACCGAATTTATCTTCCAAAAATGCAACTTTGCTCATATCTAATGAAGTAAAATATAAATCATGTCTATCTTTGTCATAATTTATACTAAAACCACCTGTACCAGCAGTTAAATCAAGGAAACTTTCATAAATAACTTGATAAAAATTACTAGAACCAATCTTTTCAAATATTTTGTTGTTTACTACCTCAATATCTTGGAGAAAAGTATCATCTTCGCTAATCTTATCATCTGTTGTTAGCTCAATAAACTTAACACCGTTAGGTATCATTAAACTTACTAAGTTATCAGCAAATTGTTTAGTAGAATTTTGAGGTCTACTATTGTAAATGTTTAAATCTGTTCTTGTACCAGCATTTAAATTACCGTTCCATGTATTTTTATTCCCCATTGCATGGGTATAAATTTCAGACATAATACCTTTACAATCGTTTAATTCTTTTAACGATTTGTCGTAGTATGGTTTTAATTGTGATAAATTCATTATTACCCCAGTATAGAATCTTGGCTTGTCGGGTTTAAATTTAATAATCCAGATTGACCAGAACTAGCCTGCAACATTCTTTTTTTCTTGGCATTTAAAATATCTTGCTGAGATTTTCTTTGTGCATCTATAGCTTTTTGTTGCTCGTCAAGTTTTGCTTGCTGTTCTTGTGCCATTTTATCCATCTCTTGTTGTCTCTTTTCGGCGTCTTGCTGTTCACCACTTGGAGTACCCAATATTCCTTCGCCAATTTTAGTGGCTACTTGTCCAATACCAGCCATAATATTAACCTTTCACTTTGTTTAATTTAGGGTTAGCTTTCTTAGCTTTAGGGCTGGCTTTTCTGCTAGCACTTGCCAATATTGCTCCAGCAGACTTTTTACTTATTCCCTGCTTTTTTGCTATCTGGTTTTGCACTTTTACAAACCCCGTTACTTTTTTCTTTAACATTTTGTATTATTTCCAAATAATTAGCTATTATAGTACCATCCAATAATAAAATAGTTTTATCACTGTTATTCTTTAACCTTAATACTATTTCATCATTATAATTACTAGGTAATACCATTACTCCAGTATCCAATATTATACCAGATACTGAACTATATATTAATATACTATGTTCACTAGATAATTTTTCATTAACTTTTACAACTAAAGAACGACCAAAAATTAAAGGTTCTTCTTTTTTATCTAATTTTAAAGTTAAAATATTCATTTTTTTGCCCTGTTCTTTGATTTGCTAATCACCTGCAAATTACTTTTATGGTTACTACCGCCTTTTTTTAACGGCTTTTTATGGTCTACATCTTTGCCATCACCTACTTTAGCCTTACCATCTTTTATCATCTCCGCCCTTGCTTGATTCCGCTTCACCCGATTAGCAACTTGTTTTGGTGATTTTTGGTATTCTTTATCATAACTATAATCACGCCCAGTAGCTTTATTGCTTTTAGGTCTAGTATTCATTAACTGACTTTCCTGTTAAAACGTTCATATTTATTTATTGTTATATCAATTCTATCTTTCCAAGACTTAATTAAGCGCTTAGATTCTAAACCCATAACTAAATATCTTAGTGCATCAGCAGTATTAGTATACTTATGCATAGCTTTAGTATCGTCAGGTTTACCATCTATGCCAATAACATATTGCTTTATGTTTTCTATACCCTCAAATGCATTAACTTCATACCATTTAATATTATACCATATGCTTCTTACTAAGTCAATCCCCTCAAGGATTGACTTAAACGGACTCATCTGGCAATTAAACCCATATTGCCTAAACATATCCATTCTACTTAACCCCGTTATCTCATTCCTTATTTGCCCATCATGTGGTAAAAAATATTGTACTATGTTAAAATTAATATTTAATTGTTGTAAAGAATATTTAACATCAGCAATAACCTCATTAAATATCATATTAGTATACTCTTTAGTCAATATTATCCTTATCTCCTCATCTATAACCTGACAAAATACAAACGCCGTAGCATCATGCATCCTACCCAAGTCAACACCACAATATATCGGTAAATTAGGTATAATGTTCATCAATGGAACAACTACAGGTGTAGGATATATAGAACCAGCATTACTGGCTTCAAACGAAGCCAGATACTCTTGTGCAATAAAGTTTTTATCCCCCGGTAAATTGTCAACTTCTTCTTGAGTTATTAACCCCAATTCCACACTCGACTTATGCATCACAAACCAATTATCTTTTTTCTCAGCATATAATTTTAAATCATAAAAATGATTCTTACCTCGAGGTGTACTAGAGACCAAAATATGGTCTCTGCGTTCATCTTGTAAAAATGGTATAAACGCTTCAATCGGATACTTGTACGTCGCATACTCATCCAAGATTAGGAGCCTAGCGCGTCCACCGCGCTCAGTCTCCATATTGTCACTACCAGCAAACGATATAATACTACCATTAGGATAAACAATCTCAGCATCATATTTATTATACTTCGCCTCAGGGTGAAGTATACTAAATAACCCCCTGCCATTATCCATAACATTCTTACTAAATACCCGCTTACTCTGCGCTTTCTCTTTACAAAATATTATAACATGGTATATCTCATCCCAATGCTTACATATCATATAATTACTTATATAGAAATTAAGAAAACTCTTACCACTACGCCTACCTACGCATAAAAATACATGTTGTTTATCACCATTAGATAAAGCATCCAATATCTCTCGTTGGTAAGGACGTAGTATCTTACCAGTTATCTTATATTGACTCACCCTATTTAGTGCTTCTTATAAAAAATCCAGCCATAAACATAGCCACAGCATTTACTAAAGCATCACTCCCCAATACCCGATCCCAGAATCGGCTTATTTCACCCCAGTGAAATATGCCAAGGTAAATCATCAATAAACCAATTATCGTACTCTTCTTGTAAATATACTCTTCCCAACACCTCTTTAATAGCATCATCATATCTCAACCTCAGGCTCAATATCACCACCATCACCCAATAACCTAAAGTAAGTATCTATCCTTAACTTCTGTAAACCAACCCAAGAACTGTCAATGTTCCCCTTGTTGTCATACTTAGGATTGTTCACAATCTCATCAAGTATAACCAATATCTGTTCCTTATCCATTTATTTCCTACCAAAAAATATAACCATATTATCCATTACAACACCACTCAATAACTTCATTTCACCCAAAATATACCTACACCTAACATAATTATACCCACCATTTATTCCAAGCAATTTAATCAGCATAGCATCCTCAAGCACAACATACTTGTTCTTATCCCATATGTAGTAACTGTTATGATGTCCTATATAGCGGAGCTCAGCGCAGTAATACTCCGCTAAACTCCGATTGTCAGAATTTTTAGGGGGGGGTATAGTAATAAACTTTTCCAACTTATTTCGCCCCCTGCCCCCATCTGTTTTAACCTGTGAAATTATAACATAAAAAACTGGTGGAGTCAACGCGTAAATTTGCGCGCAAATTTAAGCTATAATATAAAAATAATAAACAAACATAGCTAAATTAAAATTTTTTATATAAATTGTTTAAACTTATAACTTATTATATAAAAAAATTGCACAATTTTTTGACGTTTAAATAATTGCTTATAAGTTACTGTTATATAATTATAATTTAGTTCTATGTATTTTCTGTACGTAAAAAAGTTGTTATAAGCTTTTTTTAAGCTATTGTTTTATATATATATATTTATTTTATGTAGTAATGTATTAATATTATATAAAAAAGAGCTACAAAAAATCATATAAGCTAACTACTTTTTAAAATCGAAAAATGCATACATAATTACATAGCTTACTCTCCCAGTCGATTAACTAAAAAATCATATGTATTGATCGTTACATATTTTACATTTTTTAAAAAACTTGTTAAAATTTTTATAAAAAAAATTTGACAAATAAAATTTAGTATGTTATAATACGTTACTCAATTAAAAAAACAGTTGTTAAAAAAAGCGACAAAAGTTTTGTTATAATATTGATA